AACTCCTTGCCGATGTCAGTAAAGCGTTGTTCCGTTTTTCGGAAGTTGTCCCGAATGTTTACGGCAAGGTCGCGTAACGCCGGATCGCCCGACGTTATTTTTTGATTATCGAAGCCTGAATAGGATAGGTTCAGACTTGATGTCACCACCGTCGCGGTATTACTGATTAGAGATTTGTTGGTATAGCTCGCAATCGACGCTAGGTTGGTTTTATACTGCGCGATGTCGGTATAAAAATCAGCGATAAGGGGAGCCGGACCAGGGGGAGGCGCAACCACTTTGGTAGCAAGTTTCGGAGGCGCGTTACCCGCGAAAAAGCTCTTGGCGGTTGAGAAAAACCCTTGCTTGGTTTCTTTTTCTTTTTCGTAGTTATCCGGCATTGCGGGCGGCTTCTTCCTGTTTTCTTAGGTGATTTTGCAATAGTTCGAGATAGATGTCTCGCTCGAACGGATAGATATTTTCTAGGTCATAGATTCCCCAATGGTAATGTTGAACGAGGGCAAAAACAGTTTGATAATAATTCTCTAAACTGTTTCCGCTCATCATAAGGTAAAAAAATCAGATAACGTATTCATCTCAATCGTGCGGTCATGATCTAATGAGTTTTTATATTTGATGCTATAAAAGAGCCGAGGTAGATTGCTCACAAAATCTCGAATTTTATTATAGCTGGTCAGGTCGAGATTATCGACAAAGGTCTTTACATCATCTTTTTTGTTGTCGGAGAACTTGTAGACCGTTTCCCCATCAAAATATGAATCAATGCAGTTCAGGATTAATTCATCAATCAAGGTCGCCTCGGGCGCATCTGATTTATTAAATGCGTCAGAGTTATAGAGATCGGCTAACGGATATTTCATCACGAAGCCCTTGGCGGTTCCGGTCGCAACCTTCAACGAGGTGTCCTCGGGGAACTTCACTTCAAGCTTGTCCAAGTCTATATCAAACGGATAATCCTTATTATCTTCGGCGTCCTTATAGATCACCTTGACAACGTTCGAGACCGATGTGGCACGAAGCTTCAAAAAGATATATTCCAGATCAAAGAGCGTCAGCTTATTCACATCGATGTCGGTCTGGGCTAAACAGTTGTTGACAACCTGTTTAATCGCCTTGTAGATGTCGGCATTCGTGCCTGAAACCTTCGCCATAAGAAGGAGCTTTTCCTCCTTGACCAGCATCGGCCGTATTTTAATTTTCTTCTTCGTCGATGGCACATTCACGTCAAAAAGTGGATGATCGATAGTCGGTAGTTTAGTCATATTCTCTCCTATTGGTTATTAACTTTCAATCCAGTCAGTAAAGACAAAAGTCACATTAAGTCTCATATAACTATTGTGTTCGCCCCAATCGAGCGGCACCTCTTTTAGAAATACGGGAAACGCATCAATCATCGACACGCTAATCGCTTGGGTTCCGGTGGTTTCAAACACCTGCACCCCCATATCTGCAAGATAATCAGATTTATAAGATAGTTCATATTTTCCGCCCGCAAGAGCGTTGGTTCGATTGACGATAAGGTTGTGCCAGTTTTTGAAAAATCTCCAGATCACACCATTGCCGTCAACACGAAACACGACGGTCCAAGGCTGATAGACAGGAATGTTCGGGCGTTTTTCCGATGCCCCATATCCAAAGCGGAACATATCACCTGACCCAATCGTAGATTGTGGAAGAGTGGTGGCTTCCCCCCATAGTTCAATATCATGAAGCATGGCGGCATCGACGCCCAGAAGTCCGGTCGGAGCAAAGACTCGCACCCGAAACAGATCGGGTTTAAGAAGACCGTTATGCAGGACCGTGGATTTAAAGACGCTGAGATCGAATGCCATTTATTTTTTCCGTATACCTAACTTTGAGAGGGAGTCGGACTGAGCCTGGGCGGCAGTTTTCTTCATAAAGCGTTCGACTGGCAACGCGATCATCTTATCCCATTCAGCCGGATCAACGATAGAAAAGCGCGAAGTCACGCCTCCGCCTCGGTAATCGTTACCCACATAGAGATAACGTTTGATGCACGGCTTATAAAACTTCAAGCGGGATTCACTGACAAGCGTCTGGTAACTCATTTGAAGTTTTTTATTTTCGTCGTATTCCTTTGTCTGATAAATCTGATGCAACCCATTGAGTAGCTGCGCGCGGTATCCAATCGGCAAATAATGGAGATTGAGCCCCAGAAAACCATCAGGATAGGGCTTGATGATAATAACAAGGGGGAACATATCATAGAAGGGTAACGTCTCCCGAAACTTTGGCTGATAGAAAAACATTATCATACGCCCCACGTATTTAGTGCCCTTCAGACTATTTGTTGGCACCAACCGCTGGCGATCCCGCGACATGAGGACGTTGGCATTAACGGTGGCTAACAACCGAGCGTTATTCTTGAACCATTCAATCGCGTTTTTCACCGAAAGTTGAGTGTTCCGCATCTGGTTTTCAAATTTCTGGAGGAGAGTCGGATCGGGGGCAGCCATTACGGTATCTTCAACTCCTTTTCAGTGAGGATTTTAAATTTCCAGCCGCGCTTCGAGGCATAACGCTGGGCGGCTTCGAATTTTCGTTCATTGACGCCATAGCGATACACCTCGTTCTGATAGGTGCGGGCTCTCTTGAGGCCCCGTTTGGGGGGCACAGTCTGGCAGGCAGGTTTAATTTCGATAATAAATGTTTCGATGATCCCGGCTGAATTCTTCTTCTTAACAAGAAAATCGGGGAAGTATCTATGGCTGCGTCGGTCTACAGGTGAGATATAAAGAATAAAAAACTCCTCGGATTGCCAGCCAACAACGCTGGGATCATGATCTAATTCGGTCATGTATTTAAACTCCCACCAGGAGCGATAAACGATGCGAGTCGGGTTCCCCATATACTTGGCGGGATTCACACACTTGAATAAGTTCTTTCGTTCGTTCAAAAATGTTTTTCTCCGATACTAAATACCTTTGTCTATTTAGCACAGAGGAAATAAATGCCCTTTACTCCTGTCTCCGCTACCGAAGCTGCCGCTAGGGCGGCTCAAACTCTAGCGACCAATACCACGACCTATACACAGACTTATTCGAACGAAACCCCCAAGTATGGCTTTGCAATTTCTCTGATTACGCGCGCTCAGTATAATACGGCGATAGGTCTGGCGGCTGGAGCGAGTGCCTTTGCAGGAACGCCTATCGCTGGTATCGGCGGCCTTACTGGGGGAGCCGGGGCCTTTCCAGCGGCACAAGCTCCGACAGGCGGCGCTAGCATCGGCACCATCGGGAGCTTGATCTGGTTGCCCGAACCGAAAGGGGAAACTATCGTTGATAAACAAGAAATTGAATATACTGAGTATCCAGTAGGAACGGCTCTCGCTGATTTTGTAACAGGCGGGGCCATTGGGGCGCTTGCCCCTGCCGTAACGGCTTTTACGGGCTTTGCCATTAATCAGTTTTTCACCGTTATTTTAAAAGGCCCTAAGTATAAGCGGTATGACTTTACCTTCGATCTGGCTCCTCGAACTAGACAAGATTCAGATAAAATTCGCCAACTGATCTTGACGCTTCGAGGCGCAGCAGCACCAGGGCTAGCAGCGTCGGGTTTTGCCTGGACGATGCCGATGATCGCACTCTGCACCTATGTGCCTCAAGGCAATGATCCGACCCTAACCTATATGTATGCCTTCAAACCCGCTGTGATCGAAGGTATTCAAGCACACTATGCCCCTAATCCGGGGCCGCCTGCATTTTATCGAAATACGGGGGGTGCGCCCGAGGCCGTGCGTCTATCTATCGCGTTCTGTGAAATTGAATACTGGCTCAGTGCAAATTACGGGGGGCCGAACTAATATGGATAATTATTTTTCACGCTTCCCTGTAATAAGCTATAACAATACCGCCATTCTGGACATCTCGCGACGCGTGAGTATTAATCCGGCTGATGCTTCTCAGTTCCCAACTTTGTTCTATCCAACTGAACTCAAGTCGGGGATGCGTCCTGATATTCTAGCCGATGCCTATTATGGCAACGCCGAACAGGACTGGCTGATCTATCTGGCAAACCAAACCGTCGATCCCTATTACTGGTGGTATTTGACAGACGATGAATTTAATTCTTATATCCTTGATAAATACGGCGGGATCGAGTTTCCGAAACAAAAGATTAAATTCTATCGGAACAACTGGGCGAACGATGATACTCAACTCACCCCTTCGTTCTATAATAACACCCTCTCCCTAGATCAGAAACAATACTATAACCCGATCTTCGGAGCGGGCGCAAAAATCGTCTCCTATTCTCGCAAGCGTGATGATTGGACAACGAACACAAATAAAATTTTTCAATATACTTATACGGCCGAGGGCGGCTTTACAGACGGAGAGCTTGTCCAAATCCATTCCGGTGACAGTATCGCCTATCCCGCCGATGGCCAGGGCGAGGTGGTTACCTCCAACTCCAGCGCCTTGATCGTGCAGAACATCAGCGGAAACTCAACCTCGAACAGCACATGGATTAAAACAATCTATGGGGAAGTCAGCAACACCGTGGCCACGGCTAACCTCTCTGTCACCCTGAAAGAAAATATTACCGAAGCCGAAGCCGTGTTCTGGTCATCGGTCTCTTATTTCGACTGGGAAGTCGAACGCAACGAAAGTCGAAAGTTTGCATTCTTGATCAACCCGTCAATGGCTATGGACACGTCCAACCAAATCCGAAATCTGGTTTCTAATACCTAATGCCTGATAATTCCAGCGTTTGTAAAGTCAGCATTCTCGTTTCGAACATCAAAGGGTTAGACTGCCGGTCGATCACCCACTGTATCCGTGTCTATGAGAGCATGTGTAAGCCCTATCGCACGGCTGAAATCGTTCTGCTGAACGGCGATGGTCAGGTCAATCAATTACAACTAGAGGTTGGGGATATCTGCCAGTTTTCATTCATGGATAGTCTTTCACAAACTTATTCCATGACCTCGTATGTCACCGCTATTCCTGAGATGATTAATGCCGATAAGATGCGCGAGGATCAAGTCACAGTCGGCACCGTATCTATTTCTTTTATGAAAGATCGCGGGGACATCGTTCAAGCGTCTTTTAAAAATACACCTGTCACGGCTGCGGCGGCTGCGGTTCATAGCGAGTATATCGGCACCCCCTTGAACGGCCATACGCTGGGCTTGATATCCAGTATGGGCATGATCGCGGCCGACGATATTGGGAGCTATATCGCCTCGGGGGATCACCCCTTTACAACAATTCGAAAAATTCTTGCGCGTGCCACCTTTGGGGGCTTCGGAACCGGAGCGGCGGTCTATTTCGAGAACCGTTATGGGGCTGTTATCAATCCCTTAGAAGCGATTATTACCGGAGCCCCTGTTACGAGCCTTCGTCTCGAACAACGAGATACCTGGGGCGTTGTCGGCACTGACATCTTTGCCATACCCCGCGCCCGAGCCGCAATCCTGGCATCTAAGGTTTATCATAAAGACACAAACTCAGAATCAGGTGGTGCTGGCGCAGGCGTGAAAGCGGCCAGCGCGGCTATCAACATCATCGATCAGTTTGCTCGTATCCCAGTTATGAAGCAAGCCAAGACGATGATGAATGGAGCCCTTGGCCAATTCACCGGCAAGAACGGCGGCATTCAAACCTCCGGCTTGACCGATAAGGCGCGCAACCCCTTATCCGTCGATCCGGCCACAAAACAAACTGCCGAAGATGCCTTTAAGGCGAAGGTGAAAGATTCAACTAATTTTCTCGTTAAGACGACAATCGAAGCGGGCCTCGATCCTTACTTTACAGCAGGCAACCGTGTCAACGTCACGCTGCTCGCGGCACTGACCAACCCCTACAACCTCGTTCAAGGCGTTCTCTTAATCGCGGATTGTATGCACGAAACCTATTTTGATAATCGCAAGGTCTCGGGAACGACCACAATTCGCGGCGTCGCGCTCAACCCGCTTGCCCTTATTAATGGGCAATAAGGGGCATTCTATATATCACATACAAACTACACTAGACAAAGGAGAAATTAAATATGGCAACAAATCCTAATGCTCCATCCACGGGTAGACAAGGCACGATGGCCAAGACCTCGACGGCGCAAGCCGTGAGTGTCAAGAAAGACATCATGGAAGATGGGAGTCACTCATTTTCCGTTCAGGTTCGCGTGCATGGCGATCAGTCCGATCAAGCAGCTATTCCCGATGAGAATCTTCAACAGGTTCGATGCGCAACCGATCCCACAAACAAAGGCGGCACCCCGTATATCAAACCCGGAATGCAATTACGCGTATCCGACTATGGCGGAAGTCCTGGCTCTTTCGGTATGGGCCCGTATATCACATCGGTTGATTCGTTTCGTTCGATAGCGCCAACCTCAAGTGCATTCTTAGTGGCGTCAGACGTAGCCGAACCCACAGTCGAATCGGATCAATATCCGTATTCTAAATACGGACAAAGCAAAGACCCCTACAAGAATACCACAACTGAAGCGTCTTCCCAGCAGGATTGTTGGGTGCAGGACGTAGACCAAGACCCCAAAGAAAAAGCGAAAGTGCGACAGAACCCCTGGAAAAAGACCGGGGCGCGATACGATAATTAAGGAGGAGATATAATATGCCAGCAACAACATCAAAGGGCGAAGGAAAACAAAAAGCTCAAGGCGGCCCTGATAGTAAGTCAATTGGTTCGGGTGGTAAAGCCCCCGGATCAGGTGATGCGAAAAGCACCGTTAAAGAACTCAAGGCTATTGCGGAAAAAGAAATCCATCATCCCGAAGCTCTGAACGTTCTTCAAAAACTTCAAGACGTAAAGGGGAACGCTAACCCCACGGCCCCCGCCTCAGTCGGCGGCATGGGAGCGGTGAGTTCTTTAATGGGACAAATCTCAAGTATGTTGAGTTCCATAACAGGAAAGAAACAACCCCAAGCTAATACTGAACCGGATACCGCCGTGGACTGTTCTTTAGCCAATAGACCAAACCTTTCGCCCGACGATCTTGTATGGTGCGAGATGCTTGATGATCACGACACAGCCTTGGCTAATACGAGCAACACGCGTTCATCCCCATTCTAAGGAGAAAATAAATGGCACTTCCAACTAAAGACACACAGAGATGGCCCAACCCCTACGGCACCGTAGCGGGAGAAAAGTGGGAGTTTCCTTACGGTCACTGCATGTGGCAGTTGCAAGACGGCAGCGGACATTTTGTGCATGAGAAAAACGGATTTAATACCCAACTCACCCAACATGGCCCCTCTGGGTCCTATACGGAAATCAATGCGCGAGGCGACTCAGTAAGCGCCACGAAGGGAAATAAGTATTCTTATAACATGGGCCATGAATGCAAAACCTGTGAAGGCAATCAATCGGGAAAGACCGATGGTCATGGCGTGCAATCAGGCGGCATGGGCACCATGACGGCCTCGGGGGGTGATAGCCATAGCTCAACAGGCGGCGATAGCGTATCGGCCACGATGGGTAGCACGAATCAAGCCTCAATGGGAGATAAGTATACCGGCGTTAAAGGTAATACCCGAAAGAATACGGGCGGCAGCGAAAGTAAAGTCGTTGGGGGTATGGGACAGGGAAACTATGCCCAGTCGGTCAAGGGCACCTCAACGCGCACCTCTCAGGGGCAATCGACGGTGGAATCAAAGGGTGGAAATCTTAATCTAATAGGGTAATAAATGAGCGTTAATATTCACGGCAAAGGGAACATTAATCTTAAGGGTGATTCCGCGATAACCGGCTCGGCTCCTTCGATCTCCATGAACAGTGGGGGAGGAGGTGGGGGAGGCGGAGCCGGAGCTTTGCTTTCAATGGTTGGGTCTCTTATGTCGATGGGAGGAGGCGGTGGCAGCGGCGGAAATAATGCAAATCTTATGATGTCTAGTAACGGCGTGGCGATGGCCGCGAGTAATAGCACCGGGGGAAATACCGCCACACTCGTTGCGTCTGGTAATGGTATAACATTAGTTGCAGGCAACTCGTCGATCAATGCCACGGCGAATAGCCTGACGATCACGGGGGGCTCGGCCGTGATTAACGCCACGGCCAATGGTATCGCGATCAGCGGAAATACAATCTTTTTAACCTTGCCCCAGGCAATGGTTGCGAACGCCGCTGCAAACCTTGCGACTCAGGACTTTGCGACAGCCACAGCCACAACCGTTGCCGCTGCTGCCGTGGCAGCTATTGACATGAGCAGTAAGCTCAATGTCACAGGCGGCGCGATCAGCGGGGCGTTGTCCATCGGGGGAGCCGGGACAAGCGGAAAACTTTATGTCTCAGGCACAACGGGAGCCGTGGCCGGAGCCTATGGTTATCTGGATGGCACAGGCGTTCCAGGCACCAACACTTCGCCGTCGATGGCCTATTCGATCTTTGCGGATAACCGTATTGGCACGGGCAGTGAGTTTAATGCTCATTCCGATAGACGGCTAAAAAAGGATATTAGCCCCATCCCCGCTAACATTGCTATAGACTTTATTAAAAAAGTTGATCCTGTTTTCTTCCACTGGAAAGAAGGCGACGATAAGGGACTTAAGCTTGGGTTTATCGCCCAGGACGTGCTACGCGCCAACTTCCCCCACCTCATTAATCCCGTGGCCGATGAAAAAATGGAAGAAGAGGTCGATGCCGATGGGCTCGTCTCTCCCCAGGGAGCCGTGCTGCAACTGTCTTACGATTCGATCATTCCGATCCTCGCCTCGGCTTTGCGAGAAGCCTTGTCCCGAATTACAGAACTGGAGCGAACGGTTAAAAAACTCAATGCTACAAGTCCGATATAAATAAAAAGAAATAAAAAGGATAGACATGCCAAGTCGCGCCGACTTCTATACAATTGAACAAAAGAAAGTTGAAACGTATTCCGATTTTTTAACCGATCTCGATATGAACCCTCTCACCGGGTATCTCGCCCGTGTGATCAATGAGGAAAGCGTCAAGCAGTCCCTCAAATCCCTTCTTCTCACCCAGCGCACCGAACGTTTCTTTCAGCCATGGATCGGTTCAAAGCTGAACGGCATGTTGTTCGAACTGAACGGCCCCGTTCTCAATATGAACCTTGAGAATGAAATCAAAATGACGATTGAAAACTGTGAGCCCCGCGTTGCGGTCGTAAAGATTGTGATTAGCAATGGCCAAGACTTTGATGAGAATAATATCTATGTCACGGTTGTCTTCTCTATCAATAACATTCCCCACCAAACCTTCGACTTCGATTTTACCCTCAACAGGATACGCTAATGGCTAACAACAGTCTTTCTTCTTCTCTCAACTTGACGCAACTCGACTTCTTTGGGTTAAAGAATAGTTTTAAAAGCTATTTGCGCGGACAGGCGATCTTCAAGGATTATGACTTTGATGGGGCGGCGTTTAATATCCTACTCGAAGAGCTAGCCTATAACACCTATAAGAACGCCTTCATGACGAACATGCTTTTTTCGGAAGGGTTCATTGACTCAGCCCAACTCCGCACCTCCCTATTCTCCCATTCCAAGGAATTAAATTATCTGCCTCGGTCTGTTCGTAGCGCCAAGGCGAAGGTCGCGGTGACGTTCGAGGCGACCGGCGAAACACAGCCCTATATCATTGTTAAAGGCAGCATGTTTTCGACTTTGATCAAGAGCAAATCCTATACGTTCACAACACCTGAAACCCTGATCGTCGCATCAGCAAATACAACGTTCAATTTTACCACGGACATCTATGAAGGCATCTATATCGATGATAGTTATGTCTTCCAAAGCCAGCCCAACCAGCGCTTCAAGCTCACAAATAAAAACGTTGATACGCAGTCCATCTCAATTGTCGTCTATGAGGACGGCTCTCAGATCGGCGATATCTATAAGATATCTCCTACGCTTCTCGACCTAACCGAACTATCGAAAGTGTTCTTTCTTCAAACCAGTGAAACCGGACAATATGAAATTTACTTTGGGGATAACGTTCTCGGGCGACAACCCAAGTTGAATGCCACCATCGTGATCAACTATCGCATCTCGGCAGGCTTAAAGGGCAATGGCGCGCGTGTTTTTTCTGTAGACTTCGATCCTACAGTGCGCAACGAACTCACCAGCACCCCGCGTCTCACGGTTATCGAACCCTCAAAAAACGCCAGCGAGGAAGAAACCAATGAATCGATCCGCTACTATGCCCCCCGCGCCTTTCAGGTGCAGGAGCGGGCCGTCACGGCGACCGATTATGAAATTTCTTTGAAGACCGAGTTTCCAGAAATCAATGCGGTTTCTGTGTATGGCGGCGAGCTTGTTGATCCTCCCCAATTCGGTAAAGTCTTTGTGGCCATTGATATCTCAGATGTTGAAGGTTTGCCCGAAGCCAAGAAAACAGATTATTTCAACTTCCTGAAGCGACGCTCCCCGTTTTCCATTGATCCGGTTATTGTCGAACCAAAGATTACTTATCTTTCTGTCTCAACGCTTGTCCGCTATAACCTCAACGTTACAACCAACACAATCAATCGTATCAAGACTATCGTGATGAGTGCGATTATTGACTATAACACCAACTTTCTGAACGACTTTCAGTCTACTTTGCGTTTGAGCCAGCTTGCTAAACAAATCGACAACAGTGATATTTCGATCATCTCGAACATCACCAACGTGGCCATGTATAAGAAAATCTCCCCGACGCGCGGCATCCTCCAGAACATTGTCATAAACTTTGACGTAGCCCTTCTCGATACGATTCCCAACCAACAGGATCAGTATTCGGCCACCGATCAAAAAACCATTTATTCTTCGTTGTTCAAATACAACGGCGCAACGTGTATGCTCGAAGATGATAGCAACGGCACAATCCGCATTGTGAAATTTACTCAGAGCGAACGGGTCAAGGTCAAGGACGTGGGCACCGTCAATTATTCAACCGGGGTTATTTCCCTTGTCAACTTCTCCCTAGATGATTACGACGGGTCTTTTTTGAAAGTTTATGCGATCCCCGAGGACAAGGACATTGCATCCACAAAAAACATTATCCTTCAAGTTGAACCGTCTGAAATCACAATCAATGTCGAGGCCCTACGACTCTAATGGATGAGTATACCGAAACAATCCTTGAACATAATATAAGCTGCTTAATCGAAGACCAGTTTCCGAATTGGTATAAAGAGCACGGCGGGATGCTCGTCGCCTTCGTTAAGGAATACTACAAATGGCTGGAAGGTTCACAAACCGTGGCCAACACCGAGTTTATCGGTAAGGGCTATGTGACAACCAACGCAAAAAATAATACGGTTCAAGGGTTTAACACAGACTTCACCTCCTTCTTTGTCGCTGGCGATACGATGGCAATCTATAAACAGGATAGCCACGAAGACTATGACCTTGTTCGCATCGAGTCCGTTGTCAACTCAAGCGTCATTACCGTCTTATCAAACACGCTGCCCGAGTTTTCATCGAGCAACTCCTGGTTTACGACAACCTATGTTGAGAGTAATCCCAACTATTACCTCCGTCGCTACCTGGAAAAGAAAGACGTTGACCTCACGAGCGAGGACTTTCTTGTCTACTTCAAAGAAAAATATCTGAAAAACATTCAGTTTGAAACTAAAGCTAGCATTGTTACCTTGTTGAAACACTCCCTGGACATCTATCGGTCCAAGGGCACGGAGCGATCTCTGGATTTGATGTTCCGGGCCATTTTTGGCGTTCCTGCCACCGTCTACTATCCGGGCGACGACATCTTTAAGCTGTCGGATGGCAAGTGGTATAAACCGACCTATCTCGAAATTTCGCTTAAAAGAGATGCCGAGAAGCTTGTCGGCAAACAGATCGTGGGCTCAACCTCAAAGGCTATCGGCTTTGCCGAAGCCCTGGTGCGACGAATTGTGAAAGGCCGCCTTGTTGACATCCTCTATATCAGCGCCGTTAACGGCAACTTCGTGGTAGACGAGCTAATCAATAGTGCTAGTAAAATTTTAACGCCAGCGGACTGTCCGACTATTATCGGCTCACTCACCAACGCGGTTGTCAGCATTGATGGCACCGGCGCGAACTATGAAGTCGGCGACATCGTTGACATCTATTCCGACTACGGGGAACAGGCCAAAGGTAAGATACAGGGCATCTCAAATACCACAGGACAAGTAATCTTTGAACTCGTCAACGGTGGTTATGGCTATCGTGAAGAGTCCGAAGTTCTCGTGTCATCCAAAATTCTAACCGTTTCGAACTTGCGCCTCGACACTGATAACAACGGCAAGAATTACGTTTATATGTTTGATACGATGGTGCAACCCCTGGCGAACATCCTCTATGGGAACATCACTTCGAACCTCGTCGCTGGCGACATGCTCTATACCTATGACGGCGGCAACGTGCTCTCCGGCACCGGCCAAGTTATTCTCTCAAGCCCAACCGACGCGACGCACGGCACCCTTCTTGTGTCCGTGCTGGACGGCAGCTTGAACTTTGCATCACTCTATACCGCCGCCAACACTAAGACGGTTACGAAAAACGTTTATTCCAACGCCACCTGCACAGCCAACGTGATCGGCTACTACGCAAACACGGTTGCGGATATCGTCTCTAAAACCGGAAACTTCACGACGGCTGAAGAAGTCTATCAGACGGATAATTATGATATTGAAATCGCCAATGGCCAGCTAACACTCTATTCGCTCAAAACAGCGAGTAGCGGAGAGCTTAAAATCTCAAATACTTATGGGGTGTTTAGAAAAGACAGATTGATTAAAGGCCGCGTCTCGGGGGCAAGCGCCAACCTTCAAAACACCGCGATCTATGTGGGGGTCACGTCCATCTCAAACACGTTCTACGTCTATGACAACAACTATGTGTATTTCACCAACTCGCTATCGAACGGCACCATAACAAACATTTCTTTGGGCACCCTGGCCAACGTCGCCTTTTCAAACAGCTTACTCTATACTGAAACGGTCAGCCTTGCGAACGATGATATTATTGATCATATCGCAACAGAGATTGACGCCGCGACCTATAACTTTCCGACCTTTCCTTCCGGCAATCTCACGTTCGGCACGTTGGCCCAGATGTTTGCCAACCAGTCTTATACTGTCGGCAAGGTGCAACAACTCACCGGCATTAATAAGGGCATGGACTATAACCTCGCGCCTATCGTAAGATTTTATGATAAGGCGATCTCCCACCGCTATAAGCAGGACCTTATTCTTAATATCACCGGCCTTGAACGTTTGTTTACCGTGGGAGAAGTCATTAGCCAAGTAATCCCGAATAGCCGGGGTATTGTGAAGATGGCCAACTCAAGTCAAATCTGGGTCGAACAGCTTCGTCTCAATGATGCCAACAGTTTTGTGGTTACGGCTAACGTCAACACCGTTGTTTTGGGCTCCCAGTCTCTTGCAACCGCAAATATAACATCTATTGACGTGGACAACCGTAGCGAGTATCTCGGCTTTAATGCCAACATCGATACCGAAGTGATCGCCTCACAGGGCGCGGTTACAAACCTTGCGATTGTGTCCTCGGGTTTTGGCTATCTGAAAAACGATTCTTTGCGCTTTGTGCCGACCGGCGACACCTTTGATAGCCCCGATGCGGGGTTCGGCTTTGCGAACATTCTTAACCAGGGTTACGGAGCAGGCTACTACAAGCGCAAGGGCGGTTGGCTATCCGATCAGAGCCGTCTATTCGATGGCATCTATTATCAGGAATATTCCTATGAGGTGCGGTCATCCATCACGTTGATTAAATACGAAGAGATGTTGAAGCAAATCCTTCACGTCGCGGGGACCAAGTATTTCGGGGCTTTGGTCTATCGCTCCTATGTTCAAACGAATACCGCCGTTGGTTCAACTCACATAACTTCAGGAAGCTAATCTATGAGCACGACGACTAAGCTAACCACGAATAATCAGCGCTATGCGACTTCTGAGCAGGTTATGCAGACACTTCAAGACGCCCAGAGAAACTATTATTTCTTCTTCGGCAACCATGATCCCGCGATCTCAACCCCACCGATGGCCAATGCCGCTGAGTATACAACGAGCGTTCTGACCTATGATAGCATGATCGCCGGAAAGAAAATTATGCCGAGCGATGTGGTCTCTGGTATTCGCAATATT